CCATTATTTTATTCCTTATAAAACCAGAAGGAAAGTACTAAAATAGTACTTTAAAATGTTTCAATCTAAATAATTTATTACATATTTTTTAGCTAAAACACCTTGTTTATTTCCGTCTGCATTTCCTGTATTTGATATTTTATTTATATGTTTAACATATTGAACTTCACTTAAAACATTCAATAATGCTTGTTCAACTTCTATTTCTTTTTCTACAGGCAATACTCTAGCTAAATCTTGAAAGGAATTAGAACATCTAACATATACTGTAGGTAATCCTGATTCTTTTTGATCTACACAAGATATAACTACCTTTCTTAATTTATTAAAAGCCTCGTTTACTACTGTATTATGATGAACTGTACTAGAAGTACCTTCTAGTTTTTTACTAATTAATTCTAATAATTCATTTTCAGTGGTATTTTCACTATATTTTATTCCAAGCAAATCTGCTTTAACTATTAAATCTTCGTGTATAGATGACATATATCTCCTTTTATATTATAAAGGGGATTTCTCCCCCAATTATCTTGTAATTATGATCTTTTTGGTAAATGTTGAGTCTTAGTGCTGTTTAGATCTAAACTACCATTAACTAGTACTTTTCCATCACCTGTGACAGATGTAACAAAATTAGTAGGTGCATATAAAGCTGCTTCAGTATATGTACCTTTATAAGCATTTGCTCCATTTTTAACTGGTGTATGTATTACTAGTAATTTTTCAGGTTGTAGTATAATAGAAGCATACCAAAAACTCATACTAAATAGTCCTTTATTTGAGTAAGGATTTCCCAGTTCTTTGTTATCAGGACTAATAGCATTAAATTTAATCTTACCTTCACCTTGAAGTCCTACAGTAGCAAAAGCACCTTCAGTTGGGTAAATAATAGGAAATACGTCTACTTTATTCGTACCAGCTATATCTGGAGAATATTGGAAATAGCTGTCAGTACCTTCTACTGCAGCTCCAGTAGCATTAAATATTAAAGCTCTTTCACTCTCAACAAATCTTGTGTCGTGGACTGCACCTACTTCACCTTCCATCAATGTACCTGCGTCTGCATATTTATAAGCAGGTATAAAAGCAGGTTGGTTAAATTTATCTACAAGAGTTTCAAGTTCCCATTTAACTTCAGGTCCTATAATAGCACTCCAACATTTATTAACAGCTCTAGTATCTATTTTTGTTGAGCCAGTAATTATAGATGTTCTTTTCGTTGCTTTATTTTTAGTAAGTATTTGTCCTGCTTTTCTGATTAAATCATAAGTTAATCCTAAAGTATCTGCCCCCCCTACACCAGATTTTACTGCTTTACTAGTAGTACTATTTATTCCTATTTCACTTTTAGAAGTAGCAGAACCTGCATACAATACACAAGTAGTAGCTAACATATCTTTTTGTAGCAAATCATCTTGTAGTTCATTAGCTAGAACTCCTAGCTCTTCTCTATATCTAATTTGAGTAACATCTTCGTGAAACATCTCTAATTCATCTGTATAATCTATAAAAGCACCATATCTGCTAAATTGAGTTTCCATAGTTATTTTAGTAACACCTACTCTATTAACTCTACCTGCTCCTTCTGATAATGAAGGCATACTTGTAGTAACATCATTATAATTTCTTGATGAACCATAAAGATTTATTTTATTTATTGGCAGACCATCTGCACCTAGCCCTAAAGCAGGAGATGTAGTATCTAATGCATTTCTATCATCCAATATAGGTAACCATCTACTTATTTTATAAGTTTTACCATATCTTAAAGGCATACTTTTTCTATCAGCAAACTGAGAATATATTAAATTTCTAGTTGCACTTTTAACACCTGCTCTATCATAAAAATGTTGTATAGTACTTCTACTTTTACTAGTAGCACTATTTATTTGTGAATCTGTTCCGTATATTACATCTGCCATTTTATTTCCTAATTTTAAATTCTACTCATCACTTGTTCATATAATTTATCATATTCAGAATCAGATAGAGCCATATAATCTACTACAGTATTTTTATTAACACTTCCAACAGAACTTCTTCCAGTAGCAACCGCTTGTTTCTTTTTATTTACAATAGTTTCTTGCTTAGCTTTTTGTTTACTTTGTTCTTGTTGTTGTTGAGAATTTTTATACTCATAATAATTCTTTTCTACAGCTATATAATAATCTAATAATGATTTCTTATTTCCATCTAAAGCAGCATATTTTACTGCTTCAGGATATACTATATCAAATGTTCCTGATACAACCTCTTGTTTAAATTGTTTTAATGCCTCAGGTTGTTTAAAAAATAGATTAGCGAAAGAATCATCTAATTTTTTCATTTTATCCATAACTACATCATATGAAGCTGTATCTACTTTAATTTCATTAAGTACTTCTGCTAATTGTATTTCTGCTTCTTCTTTGCCATACTTAGAAGGTACGTATTGTACATCTTCTGTAAGCATATCAACAGGAATATTATGAGTTTTTACTAAATGTTTAACAGCTTCTATATTACCTTTTCTAATATCTAATAAAATATTTAATTCTGCTTCAGAAATATTCTCAGTCTGTAATGCACTTACCATTTTTCTATATGGTTTTATTTCTTGCATTTTTTTAGTATAATCTATACCTTGTGAAGCTAAAGTATATAATTCATTGATATCTCTTATAGGTATTTCAGTACCTACAGCTTTTAAAGGTTTAAATTTGTAGTTAACACCTTCGTCATTATTTTCAACTACATCATCTGAACTCTGTTCATCAGAATCTTCAGAATCATCATTAGAATCTAAATTATTAGAATGCTCTTCGGAAGCTTGTTCTATATTTTCAGTATTATCTTCAGTCTCTGGTACATACTCATCTAAAGAATATTGTGCTATTTCTTCTTGTGTTAGTTGCTCAGGAGTATCCATTAATTACCTTCCTCATTTATATCTTGGTTCAACAATTCTTCTTTTAAATTAGTGTAATGAACATAATCTCTTTCTACTTCTAAGAAAAATAAATTTAATCTAGATCTAGATAACAAATCTTCTACAATATTTACTCTTTGCTCTCTCATTTGAGGATGGGATAATAAACTAACTTGATCCAAAGATTTATCTTTAAGATAATGATCTAGAATTAAAGTTTGGAAATGTGGATTAGTTTTGAGAATTCTTAAACATTCTCCTAACCTAATTCCTTTATTTACTAACTCATCTTGTAAAAAATTATTTACAGTATTTGACATATTTTCTCCTAAAATTTTTTGAATTCTACTATACTATTACTTTAATATAAATAAGCTCTACAGCAAATATTAAAGTAAACCATACATTTTATTGATTTACTAAATAATATTCGTTATATGAGCTTAAAACCTTATTTAATCTTGTCTCTCAAAGTGAGGATAATCTTTAAATTTAGATTTACCTTGTTTAATTAATCCTCTCCAAGAACCACCCCATCTATTTTTTTCATCCAATTTTTCCCAAAAATCACCTACTTCCTGTAAATATTTAACATCATAAGTTAATTTACCTCCAACAAAGAAATTTAAATCTAAAGCTCTACGTTTTAAATGTTGACTGTTCATTGTTTTACTTTTACCAGTTTTAACATATAATTGTTGTTGTTCAACAGATCTAAAAGCTTCACCTAAAGTAACCATTAATCCTTTACTATTAGCAAATTGAATTAATTTAATTATATCATCTACAAATTTAGCTTGTTCTTCTATTACACTCATTTAATAACTCCTAGATTTTTTAAATCTTTGCTTGAACCAAAGTAATATCCTACTATAAGCATTACTATATTAGTTAAACCAATAGATATAGTATTAAAATTAGTATTATCTACTTCTACTCCTATTTTAAATACTCCTATAAAGCATATAGCTAAATATACAATTATAAATAATAAAGCTATTAGTGAAGTAGTATTTTTACTGAACCAAGAACTATTAGTAGAATTATTTAGTTCTACTTCTCTATTTCTAGCACTACTTCTATCTTCAGCTTCTATTTTAAATACTTCTATATCTAGTTTATTATTTTCTAATTGAAGTTTTAATAGTTCTTCTTCGTGTTCCATTTCATATTGTTTTAATTTTAATACTTCTGCTTGTGTTAAAGTAGCTTTAGATAAATCTATTCCTGTCTTTTCCTCTAAGAATTCTTTACCTTTAACTAATACAGCATTACCTAATAAATTTAAACCACTACTTAACAAAGTTCCTAAAATTGGTAACATTATTTTTGTCCTTTTAATAATTTTAGAGCTTCTGAAATAATTTTAGTTTCAGAATCTTTATTTAATTTTTCATTATGAAGTCTTTCTTTATGATCTATATCAATTATATGTTTATCTGATTCTTGTTTATAACCTCTTTCACTTAGATTCTCCTCTCTTTCATACTTAGCGCCTGTATATTTCTCCATAAAGTCAAGATTCTTGTTATCAGCACTAGCTGACATATCTTTAGCTTTAGCAGTTTTAAGAATATAATCTGCTTGGTTCTCTTGTATTTTAGATTGAAGTTCAGCAAGTTGAAGTTGCATTTGTTGTAGTTGCATTTGTTGCATTTGTTGTTGCATAGGATCAGGTTCAGGTTGGTATTCTTTAATCTGTTTACTTAAATCAGGCATATTTCTTAATGCAGCTATTTCACTCAATATCATTTGCATAAATGCAGGACTAACACTATTTCCTATAGTTTGTAGCATAAAAGCTAGTTCTTCAGCTTTAGTATTATTACTTTCTACTGTAGATATTTCTAAAGATATATCAATATCACCTTTTAAATCTTCCTTTTTTATAGGTACAAATTCTTCACTAGTAATACTTATAACATACTCTTCATCAAGAAATTCAGAACTATATGCTAACCATTTTCTAAGTAAAGGTTTTATTCCTAATTCACTTATTGTTTTGATAATATGTAATTCTCTTTTAGCAGTACTATCTAAAACACCTCTCATAGAAGCATTAGAACTACCAAAACTACTTGATCCTGCACCTCCTGTAAAAGCTTTAACACCTGTTTGAGCGTCTATTTCGTGAGACATAAGTTCATAAAATGAAAATATACTATTAGGTATTTGATTATAATTTCCGTCAAAGAAATCATCTTTATTGCCTAAAAACATAAAATTATCACCATTAATAAATTTATT